AGTTATAAGTATGCAGCCTAGACAGATGGGTAAGTCTCAGGTAGTAGCAGCTTATGTACTATGGTATACACTTTTTAATAACAATAAAACCGTTGCTATTCTAGCTCACAAATCTGATGGAGCTATGGAAATTCTTTCTCGTTATCAGTTAATGTACGAGAACGTTCCTATATGGATGCAACAGGGTATTAAAACCTGGAACAAAGGCGATGTGGAACTGGAAAACGGGTCTTCTGTATTTACTGCCGCTACTTCTTCTGCTGGTATTAGAGGTAAGTCTGTTAACTTACTTTATGTTGACGAAGTAGCAATTATTCCAAACAACATAGCAGAAAGTTTTTTTACTTCTGTTTATCCGGTGGTGTCTGCTGGTGAAACTACCAAAATTATCCTTACTTCTACTCCTTTAGGATATAATCACTTCTGGAAATTCTGGAACGATGCTGAACAAGGTGTTAACGGATTTGCTCCATTAAGAGTTGAATACCACGAACATCCAAAACGAGATTTGAAGTGGGCGGAAGAACAAAAAGCCATTCTTGGTGAGCTTAAATTTAACCAGGAAGTCCTTTGTGCTTTCCTTGGTTCATCCAATACATTAATTAATGCTGATACTATTGCTAGAATGTCTGCTATTGGGTTCACATACTCAAGAGATAATTTAGATGTAATTAGAGAACCTGAAAAAGGTCATTCTTATTTTATTACTGTAGATACATCGCGAGGCGTTGGAGGAGATTATTCAGCGTTTACTGTAGTAGATACTACAGAGTATCCATTTTCTGTGGTAGCTAAATATAGAGATAATAAAATAAGTCCTTTATTATATCCTAACATTATTTATAAAGTAGCTAAGGATTATAATAATGCATATATCTTAGTCGAGATTAATGATATTGGACAGCAAGTAGCCGATATCATTCATAACGATTTAGAGTATGAGAATATGATCTGGGTAGGCCATGACTCGAGATATGGTCAATACCTATCTAGCTCAGGTAGACAGTCTCATTTAGGGGTTAGAACAACTAAACAAATTAAACGTATAGGTTGCTCAACGCTTAAATCTTTAGTAGAAAATAATAAACTATTAGTATTTGACAAGGATATAATTTCAGAGTTTTCTACGTTTGTAGAAAGAAGTGGATCCTTCGAAGCTGACGAAGGGTATCATGATGATCTGACTATGACACTGGTATTATTTGCATGGGCATCCAATGATATGATGTTCAGAGATTTAATGAATGCAAATAATAGAGAGGCATTATATAATCAGCAAATAAGAACTATTGAAGAAGAATTAACGCCGTTCGGATTTATAAATGACGGGACTCCTGAAGAGCTTCTACCTGAAGTAGTGGATGGGGATTTATGGTTATCCGACAAATATCAAAAAGACTTATCAGATTTTATACGTGAACGCTCCTGGTAACACGAAAGCTTGCTATTTATAAATATACCAGTAAAGAAATTTGTTATGTACGAATAACATTATAAGGAGAAACAAATGGCATTTCAGCTTTCACCAGGTGTTTTAGTAACAGAAAGGGACCTAACTGCGGTCGTTCCATCCGTTGCTACTACAGCCGGCGGCTTTGCTGGCGCCTTCCAATGGGGTCCTGTGGATCAGGTTGTAACTATTGATTCGGAAACTCAGCTAGTAGAAAGATTTGGTAAACCAAACGATGCTACCTATAAATCGTTTTTTACAGCTGCTAACTTCCTTGCATATGGTAACAATCTTCAGGTAATCCGCGTTGTAAATCAAGGTGTTGCAAAAAACGCAATTGCTAATGCATCAGCTACGGCTGTGTTAATTAGAAACGAAGATCATTACGAGAGCACATATTCCGATGGTTCAGGTACTGTCGGTGAATGGGCTGCAAAATATACAGGTAATTTAGGAAACTCACTTAAAGTTTCCATGGCAGATAATGCTACTTTCAGTGCTTGGGAATATAAAGCCCAATTCGATGGCGACCCTTCAACATCACCGTATGTATCTGATCAGGGTGGATCGTTAGACGAAATGCACATTATCGTTATAGACGAAGATGGTTTATGGACCGGGTCGAGAAATACTGTGCTAGAAAAATTCTCTTTTGTTTCTAAAGCAAAAGATGCCAAGCGCCCTGACGGTACTTCGTCGTACTACAAAGATGTAGTTAATAACGAATCCAAATACATTTGGTGGATGGATCATACTGCCCAGGGTACGAACTGGGGTTATACTTCACAAGGTACTACGTTCGTAGGTCTATCTGCTAACGTTACTTCTAGCTTATCCTTAGGGGTTTCTGGAGACAGTCCTTCGGTAGGTAATATCACAAGCGCATTCCAAACATTCGCTAACGATGAACTGTACGATGTATCTATCATCCCTGTCGGTGATGTTTCAGCATCTACCGCTACAACTATTATTAATAATGTAGCTGAAGTCCGTAAAGACTGTGTAGTGTTTCTCTCCCCAGAGCAGGATGATGTTGTTAACAACGCTGGAGATGAAGCTACTGATGTAATCGCATATAGAGATGCATTACCATCCACATCGTACGCAGTTATGGATTCGGGTTGGAAATACCAGTATGACCGTTATAACGATGTATATCGTTGGGTACCATTAAACGGTGATACAGCAGGTACTGCGGTAAGAACTGATTTCGTAGCTGACCCATGGTTCTCGCCAGCTGGTTTCAACCGCGGTCAAATTAAGAATGTGGTTAAGTTAGCGTTCTCACCAAGCAAAGCCAACCGCGATCTCTTATACAAAAAAGGTGTTAACCCTGTGGTAACATTCCCAGGCAACGGTACCGTATTGTATGGAGATAAAACATTGCTAGCTAAGCCTTCGGCATTTGATAGAATTAATGTTCGTAGATTGTTTATTGTTCTAGAAAAAGCGATCGCTACTGCTGCTAAATATCAGTTGTTCGAGTTTAACGACGCATTTACCAGAGCACAATTCCGTAACCTAGTTGAACCATTCTTAAGAGAAGTTCAAGGTCGTCGTGGTATTACGGAATACAAAGTTGTGTGTGATGAGTCCAACAATACAGGTGAAGTAATTGATCGTAACGAGTTTGTAGCTGACATTTATGTTAAGCCAGCACGCTCGATCAACTTCATCCAGTTGAACTTTATTGCAACACGTTCGGGTATTTCGTTCGAAGAAGTCGGCGCTTAATAGGGAGAGAATAAATGACAACGTTTAACGTAGAGCGTTTTAAAGCAGCTCTTACAAATGGTGGTGCTCGCCCTAACCAGTTTGCGGTCCAGTTATCGTATCCAACATACGTAGCTGGCGCTGCATTAGCTGTCGCGCGCTCACCTTTCTTAGTAAGTATTGCAGAATTACCTGGTCAAACAGTTAACCCTGCTATCGTTCAGTATCGCGGTAGAGAGGTTAAGTTTGTAGGTGATCGTATTTATGCTCCATGGACTATTACTGTATTAAATGATGCAGAGATGTCTATTAGAAATGCTTTGGAGCAGTGGATGGGAGGTATGGAAGACTATGCTAGTAAGTTTGGTCGTCTATCACCTGCTGAATATCAGCGCGACTTAGAGTGCTTCCAATTAGATAGAAATGGAAACATTCTTAAGTCGTATAGAATTGTAAATGCATTCCCAGTTGATTTATCGCCTGTTGGATTAGACTTTGGTGCTAATGATCAGATTTCACAATTTACCGTGACATTCCAGTATCAGCACTTTACTACTTCGAATAACCCGCTTGGAGGTATTGTAAACTTCGGCGGTATTTTCAACGGTAGAGTTTAATCTTTTTATTGGTATATAATGGCGATTAATTTATTTGGATTTACTATCGGTCGTAAAGAAGAAAAGATACCGCAGTCACAGCAGTTTGTGACTCCGGTATCTGAAGACGGTGCATCTACAGTATCGGCTGGAGGGTATTACGGCACTTTTGTAGACATCGATGCTGCCGCTAGAAATGAATCAGATTTAATTTCAAGATATCGGGAGATTTCTAAGTATCCTGATTGTGATACAGCTATTGAAGAGATAGTCACAGAAGCGATTGCTGCCATTGACAGTGAAGCGCCTGTGACTATTAATTTAGATGATTTAGAATTATCTAAAAGAATTAAAGATTCTATAAGAGAGGAGTTTGATGAAATCTGCTCTCTTCTAGATTTTAAAGATAGAGCGCATGATATTTTCCGTCGTTGGTATATTGACGGGAGATTATACTATCAAAAAGTAATTAATCCTTCTGCTACTAACAGGGGTATCATTGAATTAAGATATATTGACCCTAGAAAAATTAGAAAAGTAAGAGAAGTAAAAAAAGAGAAGTTAGATAATGGCGTCGAAGTAGTGAAGAGTATGGATGAGTATTTCATCTATAACGAAAAAGGGTTAAATTACTCTCCAGGTGCTAACCCGGTTACCGCTAACTCTGGTGTTAGAATTTCCCCTGATGCTATCGCTTTTTGTCCTTCAGGTTTATTAGATTTAGATAGAAACCTAATCGAAGGATACCTGCATAAAGCTATTAAGCCAGTCAATCAGTTAAAGATGATGGCTGACTCGCTAGTCATTTATAGATTAGCCCGCGCACCAGAAAGAAGAATATTTTATATTGATGTAGGTAATTTACCTAAAGTGAAAGCCGAGCAGTACATGAAAGATATCATGGCTCGGTACAGAAATAAAATCGTGTATGATTCAGCTACAGGTGAGATTAAAGACGATCGTAAGTTTATGACCATGCTAGAAGATTTCTGGTTACCAAGACGTGAAGGCGGTCGTGGTACAGAAA